GATATAGTGTGGACCTTAGGTAACGCAGGACTAGCAGGTATTATTGCCGCTGGTATTGTTTGGAAGTTGCTCGATAAAGATATAACGAGTGGCGGAAAGTAAACCACCTAAAAATACTTGGGGTCTCATTCGTATGGATGGGACTTCCAAGTTATACCACTCTTTAAAGAAACGGAATAAAAAAGTTAATCCGAGACTTTGGAGAACAGATTGGAGAAAGTAAGTGAATGAATCTACAATTATAAAAGCACTCAATAGTTTCAAATATAACTTTGAACCTATGGATGATAAGTTTTCTAGATATGATGCTTTTGATAAAAAGAACGGCATTATGTTAGAAATTAAGTGTAGGAATAAACACTACCCTGACACTATTATTGAAAAAATGAAGTATGACTGGAATAAAGACTTTGCTAAAGAACATAAGTTTGAGTTTTGGTACGCGGTATCTATGCCTGACAACAAACCAAACAGTCATATTGTTTATGTCTTCGACCCTGCTAATCTAGAGGAAGAAGAAGAAGGCTATGATTTTAAATGGCACATAAAAAAACTCCCCCAAAACACAGAGTTCAGAGGGAGTAAGTGGATTGATAAAGAAGTAGGTTATCTACATATAGATGATGCTCTCTTGTCTTTTACTGAGACTAAAACTCACTAATTACTTATACTTGTCTAATACTTTACTTACCTCACCTTGACCATAGCCTTTAATGTTGCCCTTGGTCTCGGTGTGCGTAAACATACCTCTTGAATATGCTTCATCAAAAGGCATATTTGTTGCTCCTGCATAATTAGCACCTAAGTCATCTACAGAAAAACCTGACGCACTTCCTGTGCTATTATAAAAAGGAATAAAACCCCCATCTCCTATTTCTTTACCTAATCCTATAGCCAAAGATACTGGAGAACTAACTTTGTCTGCTAGTCCTTGAGACGCGAAATAGTGCTGTAACAAGTCTTTTTTTGCGTTAGGGTACATAAGGTTGCCTTCACTATCAACAGCGTTTGTAATAGCCATAACTTTGCTCCAAGCATCGTCTCTAACTTCCCTGTCTTGATTCTTTACAAAATCTATTGTACCATCTATTATTTTAGACCCTTGCCTTATAACCTCAGTAAACATTCCTAATAGGTTAGGGTTCATTGTTCTTCTCCTAAAACTGCTCCTGATACTCCTCCTGCTTGAGACATACCCGGAGTTACTTTTTTAGAAGGTAGCTGACCTATGGTATTTACTAACTCATCAGCTTTATTTCTTATAGCGGGGTCTGCTATTTTCCTAGCAACTAAACCAGTTGCAGTAGGAATTAAAAAAGCCGGATGAAAATAAGAGCCTGCAAAAGCTAGCATAGTTAGAAGCCTGTTAGAATTTGGAGATAATTCAGCAGTCCTTTGAATAGTTCTTTCTATTACCCCTCCTTTTATAAACTGTTCCATTATTTTTTGTTCTGCATTAGAAAAATATTTCATAGATTTAGGATTATTTAAAATATTTAAGACAGCGTTTTTATATAAATCAACATCAGACATTTTACTAAAAGCACTTTTAGTTCTTTTAACAGTTTGAAATGCTTGGTCTAATTTTTCTGCTTTTTTATAAAGACTATTAGCAACTCTAGCGGCTTCTAGTTCAGGAAACTGAGAGCCTTTTGATTTTATAGTGTCGTCGACTAAATCCATCATTTCTAAAATCATTTTTTGTTCTGGATGTTTGTTATATAAAGTAGATAATGCTTGTTTTACGTTATCCATCTGCATTAAGGTATATTCCTTATTTCCTGATTTTAAAGACTTAAAAACATTTAAAGCGGCAGTAATACCTTTGTCTTTTATTGCTGTGTGATGTCCTTCTATAGCTATTTGATTTGCTTTACTAAACATCTCAGAAAAGTCTTTATTATTAAAAAGACCGTAAGATGTTTTTACATTTTCATAAGCAGTATTTTTTAGTTCTCTTAGTTTTGTAATGCTTGGATTTTCTTTATTTTTTTTAAATAGGTTTTTTAGCTTTTCAGCTCCTTTACCAACTAAGGGTATTGTTTTTTCTAATCCCAAACCAAAAATACTACTTGCAACTCCAGTTGTTATACTGTCTACCGCTACTCCTCCTAAAGATTCTTCAGTAGAAGTCCCTGCACCATAAACAGCACCTACGCTTCCAGAAGCAGCCATTGCTTGCTTTCCTGTACTCATTTGCTTTATTATTTTAGGTGCTTTAAATATACCCGCAGGACTAATTACAGCACCTCCTAATTCGTATTTTAATGCTGTCATAGGCTCATTAGTTCTAAACTCTTTTATCTTCTCTCTTTCTGAATCTCTATATTTAGCATATAAATTACCAAAAGATTCTTCTCCTGCTTTTCCAGATACTACATCAGCTATAGCTCCCATAGCTCCTTGTATTTCATCCCCCCACCCAAAAGTTTGTCCTTGAAAAACAAGCCTAGCTTTATCGTCTAAACTAGGAGACCATTCATTAGGTATGTTCCTGTTTGTAGGGTCAAAATTATCTCCCATTGCAATTTCAAAAGCAGCATTAAAATCTTCATTGCTTAACCCCACACTATCTGCCCATATACCTAAGGGCATAGCATCTTTTGGAGTCTCTGCGTCTTCTTTTTGTTTTTCCCACATTCTATATGCAAACTCTCCATTAGAGAATTCAGAGTAAGGAATACCGGCTGAAGTTTTTCCTCCCTGAGTGTTTTTTATTTCATAGAAATTTGCCATTTAAACCTCCTAAAATGCTGGCTCTTGATTTTTTTCAACTAAAGTAACTATAGGCTCTCCCGATACAGGGTCTTTTGTTACCTCATATGTACTTGATAACTTTAAGTCTTTTATTTCTTCTGTTCCTTTAGCACTCATAAGAATTAACATATTTTTATAATGGTCTTGTATTTTTTCAAGATTAGCATAGAAAACTTCAGGTTGTTGGTCTAGACTTAAGCTACCTAATGATGCCTGTAATGCTACTAATTCTTGTATTGCTACTTGACCTAATGCTCCTCCAGTAGGTGACGCCTCTCTCATAGCCTGTAGTTTGTCGAAACCTATGTTTGCCGTTATAGCTAGTATAGCGTTTTCCATATTTTTTCTTTTAGTTCCCGGATATCCTGTAGCACTTAATGCCTTTGCTTCTACTGAGAATATAGCATCTCTATCAGACTTTAGAACACCCTTACCAACTTCTGTTATTCTGTCATCATACATAGTAAAAGCATTATCTACAAGTTCTAATACACTATTTGCTTGACCTATAGTTAATTGTTCCTTTAATGCTGTTTGTCTTTCTAATTCTTTTGCAGCTTTGTCTGCAGGCGAACCCGGAATTTCCGTAGCTCCGATAATGTTTCCGTCCTCATCTTTTACTGCCATAAAGTCTGTAGATAAATTAACATCTTCACCTGTTGAAAATTTATCTGTTACATAAGGATTTCCATCTGCGTCCCTCATAACTTCATATTGGTTAGTATCTGGATTTAACTGCATTCTTATAGTTTGTGACGAATTATTAGGATTTCCTACCTCAATAGTTGGTTTTTTAGTATACCTCGCACCGGTTGCTGCTGTCTGTGTTTTTGCGTCTGCTAACTGCTGATTTATTTTGTTATCTGTTAGAGTGTCTGATAGCGTTCTAGCTCTCTCAGCAAATTTTTGTGAAAAATCAGGATAGCCTGCTTGTATAAAATCTTGTGATAGAGAGAATAAAACTTTAGGGTCGTTTTGGTCAGCAGTAGAGTATCTAGATAAGATATTTTGTACATCTTCTTGTTTCTTTTGATTTCTAGTTTTCATACCTGCCATTCCTGCCAAGCCTTCTATAAGCATACCACTACCTAGACCTGCAGCATAAGCTCCTGCTTCACCTTTTCCTAGTTTAGCTACTTGCATAGCTCTATCTCTCATAGATTGGTTTTCTGCTGAAGCTAGGTCTCCTGCACTAAATAAACCTGTTATTCCTTGTGTTGCCATAATTATTCCTTTTTAATAATAAGGTGAAAACATTAAACTACTTGAATTTAAACGTCTTGAAAAAGGTGCACCAATGTCATTTATAGTATAACTTAAATTACTGTCATCTATTGTAAATTCTTTGTAACCTGCTCCCCCATATGGTGTTGATTTACCTATAGGGGCTATAGCTTTCCCGCGTAACTGCCTCCCATAGCACTGTAAGCGTCAGACTGTGTACTCGGAGCTAACATACCGCCACCGCCTTTTTTATCAAACATACTATAAAAATCATCAAGGTCATATTCTCCTACTTGCTCTAAAAGACCTGCTGTTTGAGATTGTTTAAGTTTTGTATAGGCATCTGCCGCTTCTCTAACTCCTTGTGTGTTAGCTCTTGTATCAACACCTGCACCTATTGTTTGACCTAATTCTGCTTGAGGTCTTAGCATACCTGCAGTCTCACGAGCATCAGCACCAAATCCAAGTGCTTCAGCTCTAAGCATATTCCTGTAGTCCATACCAGTTCCTATAGCAGCCATCTGACCTCTCATTCTATCTCTGCCAATAGAATCTTCAATAGCCATTTGGTCGTAGTATCCTTGTGTTCCAGTCCTACCTTGTGCTATAGCAGCTTCTTGTCCTTGAAGTCTCTGTTGATTAAAAGCATCAGCATTAAAGTCTTCAAACATTTTAAACTGTTCTCTTGCAAGTTTATTAGGGTCTCCCATCATATTCTGCAATTCTTGATTTGCCATAGAAGACGAGCCTAAGAATCCTTGCATCATAGCCTGATACTCAGGATTTAGAGTCTGGAGCATCTCTTTAGTCTCAGGGTCAAACTCTACGTTGCCCGCAGGACCTCTACTACTCCAAGGTAGTGACCTTTCGTATGCTAAATCACGTTGTTGTTCAGCATATGCACGTCTATCCTTTGCGTCTTTTCTCGCTTGGTATTTACCAAAAAGACCAACTCCTGCTTGTATTAATGCTCCTATTGCCATCTTAATCTCCTGTCCTTGTATGTCCGTTATTATCTATCGCTGTTCCTGCACTACCGCCTGACCCACCTGAGCCTAGTCCATCACCTGATTGACCGCTTTGTCCAGAAGAACCATTATTACCTACTGTACCTCCAGAGCCACCTGCTCCAGCAGTTGTTGTTCCTCGAGAGCCTCCAGCAATTGCACCTATGCCACCTGAACCTGCTCCAGTTTTTGTTCCTGCTCCACCATTAGCAGACTGTCTTTCACAACCAGAACCACTACAAGTAGAATTTCTTGAACCAGCAGAGCCAAAGGATTGTCCTCCTCCGCCTCCACCACCGCCAGCGTGGTCACGGTCAGAAAAAGATTGGTCATCAGTTGAACCACCTCCTCCTCCTCCGCCTCCTCCTCCACCGAGGATAGAGCCGTTGTTGTCTAAAGTAATGTTTTTTTCTAATTTTAAAGCTGTGCCACCACTACCCCCAGACGAGCCATTTGCAGCAGAACCGCCTCCATTACCTCCTGACCCTCCAGCACCATAAATATAGCCATTGTTAATAATAGTAAGAACACCAGCAACACCACTTCCAGTAAGTAGGGCAGGGGTGCTAGTTGAGTCTGAGTAAACATAAACTCCAGAGTTAATAACTACATCTACATCACCTAACTTATTGTCAGAAGAAAGAACAGTATCTAAATCTAATTTATTAACATCACTTGAAACTGTATAAGTAAACTTTCTTTGATAAAAAGGTTTCCAAGCACCACCATCTTTTATACTGCCTGTTATAACTTCTTTCCAAGCACCACCATCTTTAACTTCAACCTTAACAGGTTCTTTAAAAGTGCCACCATCTTTAATGTGTAAACTCATTAGCTAGATACTTTGTAATGTATATCACCATTAGAACCACCAGTAGCATTTCCTGTTCCTACTGTTCTAGTTCCATAACCATTAGAAGAAGACGCAACTGTAGATGCTGTAGTTACAAAAGCAGTTGTTGCTACTTGAGTTGTATTTGTTCCTGCTGTAGCAGTTGTAGCACTAAAGGCTTCTGAAGCACTACCATTAATGTTTGCTTTAGTATTTACTGCTGCTTCTACTGCTGTAAATTCAGTATGAAAATCAGCTCCTGATATTATTTTTGCTGCACTTGAGTCAGCTAAAGCATCTTTACCTGACCAAGATATAACTTTTGAATAGTCTGCCATTATCTTATTTTCCCTTGTTTATGTAAAAGTGTTAAGTCTTGTAAAGACGCATCGTAGCCATTACTTTGAATGTCTATAGATATTTTTATATTTTTTGCTGAACCTGTAAGAGGTGTCCTATATTCTGTTAGTCCATATACAGGTTTATAAGTAACTCCAGATTTTCCATATAAAGATGTACTAGCTCCCCACAAAGCAGTTGAGCCTGTAGTAGTAGGATTTAAAGTTATAGCTGTAGTTTTAGATGGAGAAGAACTAAAATCTTTGTACCATTTTAAAGCTAAGTTAGCACCAGAACCACCTTCTATAACCATAAATAATCTTTTTAATAGAGAAGCTCCTACAGACTCTCCTAAGTTTACCCAAGTAGTTTCAAAACCTCCAGTATAAGAAGCATAACTATATGTAGAACCGTCTGCTGCTAAGTCTGAATCATAGTAACCTTCGTATGTAGCAATGCTTCCATCTTTTTGTCCTACTAACATACCATAAGTATCTGTGTAGGCTAGACTAGCGGGTTCTCTATCACTATCAAATGTCCAAGTAGTTATTCTAGGAGCACCATTAGGTGTTAAATGTTTAAAGTCAAAGACATAAGTAATATTACTAGCAGTAAAAGTCATTACATATATTCCTTCGTTTTCTATATATGCAGACTTAACTTTTGTACTCTGACCAATATTTCTAATTAATGTATCTTTAACATTTAAGGATAAATCAGTTAGAGGTACTTTGTCTTTTTCTGTTGTACGCGCTAATGACCTAAGTCCGGTAGAAGATAAGAATACTAAGTCATCTCCAATGTGTTGTACTGAATCTCTAGATATGCAACCTACTCCTCGTATAACCTCATTAAGTTTCATACTCCCTACAACATCAGGGCTCTGATAAATTACTATGTTGTTCTTACCAAATACTGCAAGCTGCCCATAAAAAGGAGCAATAGCTATTATGTCATCCTTACCCCAAACTTTCTTTAAATCAAAAGAACCACCACCACTACTTGTAGTATAATCATCAGAGTCTAACAGAGCAGAATAATGTAAGACATCTTTTTCTTCTTCTACACCACCAACCCACATACGACCATAAAACCCTACACCACAACTAGGCTTAAATTCACCTGAAGTTACAGTAGGAGGTCTAGTAGCATTATCAAAAGCTGCCCACTTAGAGCCTGAACTTTGTGAACCATCATATCTCTGTGGTACTGTGTCTTCGTGTAGACAAGTAAGCCTACCATTAAAGTTTAAAAACTGCCAGTCACCGTCTGTACCAGTAACAGTATGTTTTGTGTCCGCGCTGCCAGTAGGGAATGCAGCATCAGGTGATGTAAAATCTACAGTGTATATACTTGTACCATAACTAGCAAATGTTTTTTTAACTACACCATCAGTATGTTCTATAATGCTTTTTATAGCTACCCCATTAGGAGCTGCAACATTAGGTGCTACTTTTTGTTTAAAACCTTTGCGTAGAGATATACGACCTGATTCTCTAATAACAACATTTTCTGCCTTAGTTAAATAAGATGGGTCTAGTGACGCAGGATTAGCTTGTGTGTTTAATCCGTTAAGACCTATATTAGTTAAGGATTGGTACTGTATTTGTTTAGCCATTATTGGTAATTAGTGTGTACAAACCATTCGTTTTCATATTGAGTGTTACCGCTATCTACCATAACTGCTTGTGCTAGAGAGCTTGCTGCTTCTTGTGCAGCTATAGATGATTGTGTTCCACCATCCTCACCACGCTCTGCAATTGCACGAGCATAAGCACCGAGTATAATAGGCTGACTAGGTATTTTAACTACTGTTGTAGCT